AGATCTTTCAGGCCAATAATAACACCGGGCATCTATATCCCTCCTTAATCTCTATAAGTGGTAATGCCTAAATTGAAACCCCATAAGACTCGGTTGCTCTCATCCACACCTATCTTAAAGGGGGTTTGTTTCGCTTCGACTACTGCCCATCGTGTAGCGGTTAGGTTTAGTATACGATCGTCAGGTGAATCTAGCACATTGAAGATTGCCCATACCTTCTGCTTTGCAGTAGCCGCATCACCATCACGCGCAACGACTTGAACCGACCTGACGACAGCTGCTGTTGCGAAACCTACCACTCCCGCATACTCATACAACACCACTACACTGTCTGGTGCCTCAGGAGCGAAATCGCGAAAGGCATCAATACCGTCGCCACTAACCAAACCAGCAGCTTTTAAGTAATCAATAATATCCAAAAGTAGATCAGCCATACCATCACCCTTTCAACACACGAGCAATTCTGTTTGCAACGTTTCGCTCTAAGTATGGCTTGAGACGGTTTGCCGGGTCCTCCAAGAATTTTGCCTTGCCGACAGGGTGGTGGACATCTAGTCTTTCGTGCACGTATAATGCATAATGCGAGGTGGGCTGCTTCGTTTTCGGGTTGATGACGGAGTCAGTTCCGAAGCCGCATATGACCTGTACCATGCCTTCTTTGCGAATCGGAGGAGTAACGAATCGACTTCTGAATAGAGCGAGCGTATCTTTCGGTACTTCCTCACCGGCGGCTTTGATAAGGTTTCGCCCTTCTGCATATAGAGCCTTGCCAACTTCCTTACCGAGGCGCTCCTCGACAATGTTGAGTTGCCTTACTATTCTCTTGACCCCTTCAACACGTACCTTTAAAAGACTTCTAACTTGAGCCATTATACATTCACCTCGTAGTGGTCCACCTCGCCACGCTCGTTGTAAACAGGAGTCATTCGGATAATGGCTGGCTGCTCCCCAGAAGGTAGGGTTAAACGATCCTTCTCTGTCATCGAAGCCACCTGACTGTCATCGAAGTAAAGCGTCCAGTTAGAAACGACTTCCTCTCCTTTGACATTTCTAATAACCTGTCGGGAGCCCTCCATGAAGCATACCAAGTCAACAGCAGTTCCGTAGACTGGCTTGCCTCTACCATCCTGGCTTTGGAAAGGCTCCCAAGTTACAGGTGTTGTGAGCCAGCTGCGCAAGGTTGGATCCATGATAACACCTCCTCACGCTAGCTTATGTTATCCATCATACCTTTCGTAAATACAGGTTCAGCGTCCAGCGCTCCTGCAAAGGGCTCGTGGTATCCTGTCGCTCTACGCCTTAGTGCTACAGCCATTTTAGCGTAGGCTTGGCTCTTCTGACTGGCTTGTATTTTAGTCTTACCCATTGCGCTATCTGCCAATCGAGCAAACTTCCGAGCAATAACTTCACAGCTTCGAGCTGCTGCTCCAAAGAAGTTACTTTCCTGATCCAAGCAGTACTCTATCTCCTCGTTTTGCAGCAGTTGATCGGACTGATCTGTGTCTCCGATCTCGAACCTCACTGCGTCCAGGGAGCTGCTTGCTGGGTTTCCGCTGTACGTCCAAGCCATTACTACTTGCCTCCTTTACTCGAGGCTGCGCTACTTGCTTCTCGTCTAACGAAATCCTGTTGTACGAAGGCTCGAGAACACCTTTATAAACAGGCGCTTTTTCTGCCCCCATAGCAGCAGGTGAAGCTTTTGAATCGGCAGGAGGCGACGCCGGGGGCGAGAACGTCGCCTGCTTTTTCAAGTAACCTGCCGAAACTAATGTTCTAAACTTCTGAAGCTTTTCTGCTTCAAGCACGACTTCACCTGCTTGGTAGAACTTACCGTTAATAACTAGGCGTCGCCGTGTGATATATTCCATATTACATCACCGCGTTCGCAAAGAAGGCGCCTAAGTCGGCGGCGACTACCTTCTGGTCGAAAGCCATCTCACCTTCAATCCTCTCAGTGCCAGCGCCTAACCAGTCCATAGGAATCCGCAGTATGCGGCCGCCGTAAGCATTCGCACCGAGGAGGCCCTTCCAAGCGAAGGTGTAACCTGCACTCGGGGTCTTCAAAGCAGGACGCGGAGCGGCATAGCACAGAAGCGCGTGTTTACCCAGGATAAAGGTATTACTCTCAGCTGCTCCTTTAGCAGCGACGTTCTTCACCGCTTCGGCCACTAGCACTTTTTCGACGTCGAACAGCGTAGCCAGTATTTCGGTAGTTACAATACCCCGCTGGGTATACTTAATCCTCTCGAGAATGTCAGGGTGGTTCTTCAGAGCCTTGTAGACCCAAGCTCCCAGTACTAAGACGTTAGGCTTGTAGCCAGTCAGCTCCATAATAGCAGTTTGCTTGGCATCGATATCTTCAATCGGAGTGGAATTCGCATCATTCCATTGCAGAAACTGACCTGCACCAGGAGAGGCGCCGACACCGGTGACCTCAGTAGTCCATATTCCAGGAGTAAAGTACTTCTGAGCCCACAGAACCTCACGCTTCAGCAGGAGCTTGAAGCTAACAAAGTCGACTGCGTCACGATCTGCGTTTAGCGGAGCGTCACTATTTACGCGATCTTCTTCAGTGACGTCTTTGTGGTAGGCATACTTCGGGCAGAAGTATGTCGGGGTGTTATCGATGTCGTACCCACCACCTGCAGATTCAGTAGCCGGTGCGCGTACCTCTGCTTCATCGCGGAACCAGTCTTCCCTGCTGTATACGAAGTAGCGGTCACTCTGCTTTTGTACGGGCACGACAGGAAAGACTTTGTCCGAAATGAAAGCACTCGCAGATTGAATGTACGCCACGCTCATATTGGTAAGTGCAGTATCAATGTGTACTTGTCTATAGTTAGGATTGGACGGCATAACAGTCACTCCTTTCAGGTTAATTAGCTACTTAATTAGGCACTAACGAAGGGCTTGGTAATCAATAAAACGGTACCTTCTTCATTAGCAGCTCCAGAAGTTAATGCCTTGCCAATCACGTGATTGGTTTCTCCAGCACCAGGAGCAGCGTAAGGGATAAACTTGCCACTAGCGTCGACCATTACTTTGTCGCCAGCGGTAACAGTAGCCCCATAGATAGCCTTAGTAATGCCCAGCACCATCACAGTGGCAGCTTCGCCAGCTTTCGGAACATTCTGCAAGACACCAACAGCATCCTCGCCGGCGCCAGCCAGTGCTGCTTTACCGTTGGCGTCCACCTTAACTGCCAGATACTGGCTGTTGCTGAGATCCGCGCCGGCTACTAATGTAATGTTGAAGACCGGAACTTCGTAGCCCATTAACTACACCTCCATACTTAATAGTAATTATTGAGCAAGCTCTTTCTTGTACTCTTCGTACAGTTCAGGCTGCTCTTCCATAACCTTGTTGATGGCTTGCTCCTTCGACAGAGAGGAATCCTTCTTACACAGCTCTTCAGCGGCTTTCGTGATCTTGCTCCAAGCGCTACCAGCTTCAGAGCCGTTGCTACCATACTCCTTGAAGATCTCACCAGTGGCGATTGCTTGATCGGCCGCTTTCAGTACAGCTTCCAGCTTCTCAAACTGCTCAGGGCAGTTCTCAGAGATTGCCTTCAACACTGGGCCAAACTCTTCAGGCTGCACGTTTAAGCCTTTAAACTCAGCAGCTTTGGCAATAAATTCCTTCTTGATGCGCGCTTCCCGCTCGGCTTTGGCAATCTCTTCAGCTTTGCGGACGCGTTCTTCCCACTTTTTAACCTGCTCGCGTACTGCATCAGGCAGACCCTTGTAGATATCTTCCTCTTTGAAGCCTTCTGCACCTTCCTTACTCTTCTCCAACTCTTTAACTTTCTTCTCCAACTCCTCTGCTCGATTAGCTTTTTTCTGCAGCTCCTCGAGCTCTTTTCTGATGTCTTCAGGCAGCCCTTTCAGGACTTCTGCATTAAGCGGCATAGTAGTTCCCTCCTTATTCTTAGTTGTCGCTACAGGAGTAGCTGTACCGATTGCGTTCAGAGCATTCTGCAAGGTGCTTGAAACTACTTGTGAAAACTCAGAAAGCGCATTGTTTATATGAGTCATCTTGTCAGTGATGGTTGTGTCCTTCATGATAGACTTGATAGTGTCGCGCAGTGCCCACTGAGCATCGTACATCATATTCGATACCTGTTCATCTAGCACTTCGTAGGCGTAGGCTTGCGAGAAAGTCGTAGCACCATCACCTTTGGGTGGAAGATAGGCTTTCACGATGTTCAGTAGCTTCTCCTTTAAAGAGCCTCCAGAAGCGGCGCTCTTGACGACCAGGAATTTGCGCATATTAGCTGCTGCATCGACACCTGAAACTTCCTTTATCTGCAACTCCACTAACTTATTGTGCTGAGGCATTCTGCCCACCTCCTTCCTCTGCTGGTATACGCACTGCAGTACCACCCATACTTAGACCTGTAATTTCGTTATTCTTGACCTTCTCGAAGTATTCGGGTGACCATACAATTCCCATCAGCCAAGTACCTTTCTTTATCTGCTGGTCGCCTACTACCATGTCGACAGGTGCAATATAGTTTTCGACAATATCACCCAGGCCGTCGGACCATACTGAGTGCATATAACCAAGACCAGTACCGCCACCTTTCTCGACCTTACTCATCAGCTCTGTAACGTCGAGTTTTACGGTTTCGTTCTTCTGTACCGCTTTAACTACTGCATCAAGCAGCTGTAGAGCAGTCTTAGTGACAGCGGTTTGGCCTTGTAGCAGCTTCGAAAATTCCCAACAAGCCTTCTCAATTTCCGGAGCTTCTGCAAAGTCTCCTTGGGAATCGACAGTGTTAGGCTCGTAGACAACGCCAAGAGTGTACCGTTGCTCAGCATTCTTATAGATGAAACTGACAGCTTTCTTCACCCAAGCGCCTTGTGAATCCTTCTTCCAGCCTCTCTTTACAGCACCCCAAGCTATTTGTGCTGCTTCACTCTCGGCTTTTCCTTGCTCTACTGCACTATTGAACGCCTGCCTCCACGTCGTCTGCGCTTCCTCCGGTAGGTTCTCCCTCACTCCTTCCGGTAATTCGCTGTTCTGCTGGTAAGGCAACTGTGTTTCCCTCCTCTCAAGACTGATTTTCCGCGGTATTTTGTGTTTGTCTCGGCATGTTTGCAACATCTCTGAAGTAGTTTATAGTAGCAGGGTCGGTCAACGCGATGTTTGCACTGGTTAAAGCCGAGATAAACTTCGCTAACTTCTCCAAATCAGGCGCTTCAACTTCACTGTGACGCAATTGCGGATAGTCAGTCAGCTGGGTAAAGCCGTTAAGATCGATCAATCTTGGAATACCATACCTGTTGAAGACTTCTGCAATCGAGTCTAACCACGCCTCTAGCGCCGCTGCAAACATCCCTTTCTTCACGTCAGCTAGTGCAAAACTACCTACTTTGTCGGCTCCTAGCATGATCATATCGGCTAAAATCGTGATTGCTATCCGTTGATCGTAGCGATTTATGATGGCATTAGTGTCGAACTGACGTCGAGAACCTGTACTAAGCAGCTGCAATTCCCAGTCGTTAGGCATGACGACGCCTTCGTTGGCATCTCTTCGGATATTGGTAACTAGCTTTTCAGCCATTGCTCTGAGTCTTACTGCATCAGGATTATTCGGATTCCATATGTCAAGGTCTCCTGGTGGTTTCAAAACTGGCAAACCCGCTAAGTCGCGTTCGATACCTATTCCTTCTATCTCCTCGATACGCTTCTTGAAGAACCAAGGTCTGTAAGCGTTACGCAGCATTGACCGTCCTTCCGGGTTGTTCTTGTCTGCCTCAGTGCGGAAAAGCAGCGCCTTTTCGATAGGTATAACTCTAACCTTCATGTCCGGCGGTGCTATCTGCACCATAGCCTGTATTCCACCATCGTCGTCAAAGCGCCACTCATGCAAGGTAGATTGCGCCCTTCCTGGTAGTTTACGCCAGCCAATCTTGCCGTCTTTATACTTACTCCGGTGGGGTCCACGAACATTTCCTAAACGTCGCTTGTAGACTATCTCGTGGAAGCTCCATCCATATACTAGCATGGAAAGGATCTCCGTGATGGTATCTTCCCAAGTTGAGCTCATATCGCGCATGCAAGACTCGACAAACTGTGCAGCTTCCTTATCAGCAGCACCATCGCTTGCTGGTTCCACGCGCCATGTCGCACGACGAATGAGCTGTTTTGCAGCGAATAATACAGCACCTATTACGGGGTCGTTACTGGACATCTCTTTATAGACTTTAAGAGCCTTGGGCCCCTGTAAGTCCTTTAGAAATTCTTCGTATACATAGCCGCCCCAGCGGTTTAAACCCGTACTGCCAATTTCAGCAAAGCTTGGTGTAGCCACTTACTCACCCCCTATCCAACGCGCCCCCAGTAGGAAATCTCATCTCCTCCGACTGGAATCGGGATGGCATCAAGATTAATAGACTTGCCTACAACTTCGAAAGCTCCTGAGAAGGCATCTACTTGGTCATCGTGGTTACCTCCTGGGAAAATCTCGAGCTCATCTAAGAAGTCGTTTACCCAAATTCCCTTCACCAGAAAAACTCGACCGCTCTCTGCCGCAGCACTTGCTGGGTTTGCCCTTAAGACCTTACTACCCGTAGTTTTGTTCCCACGGACCGCGTAGCCTTTCAAGACTTCTCGTGCGTAGTAATCTACCATCTGAATGCCAGAACTACCAGGTTCCTGCTCAATCCAAATATTTATAGCTTTACCATCCAGCTCAGCTGTTTGCTTAACGACTTGCTCTACAGCATGAGGACTCTTTCGGAAGCGCTTCACGTCCAATACGAAATAGACGCCTTCTATTTCTCCAAGAAGGAGTCCTACCGTCCAGTCTGGATCCTTGTTTTTCTTACTTGCTTCTGTGGCTGCAAAGTCCCAGTACCTAACAACTCTACGTGGCCGTGGAGCATGATCTACAATTGTGAACCATTCTCGCTTGAATAGATTACCAGCTGCTTTAACTCTCCAGTTTCCATCTTTCAACTGGGCTCTTGTGACAGGGTCGAGTTCGTTCAGGCTTATCTCGTATTGTTCTCTATCCAAGTGTGGATTATCTTCGAGTTTTGCAGGGATAAAGATTCTACCTTTAGAAGGTCCTTCAGTAATGAACCTACGCTCTACCCAGTCGTGCCCTATACCACCAGGGTTGCTAGCAGATCGCATACGGATAGGGACCTTAAACCCTTTCAAACGCCGTAGACGTGAGAATAGGTATCTATATTGAGTCTCCGTAAACTGAGTTAACTCGTCAAAACCGACGAACTGAAACTCAGCAGACTGGTAACGGTACTTATCATTCTCGTGTTCTAGGTAACCAAATGCTAGACGCGCTCCACTCGGAAACAGCCAACACTTCTCTTTCTCTACCCATCGCACTTCTGGAACGAATGGTGATAACCATTGTCTGGCCCTGTCCATCAAAGCGCCTGATAAGGTTAAGTCTCCAAAAGTGCGACGGAACAAGATCGCGCTGTATCCTGGGATGTCGACATATTGCAAAGCAGCAGCAAGTAGAGCGGAGCTTTTACCTCCACCTGCTGCCCCACCATAGAACGCCTCCAGATTATCCAGCAGTAGAAATGCAGCCTGCTTCGGAGTCGGATACTCCCTGATGTACTTCGTCATGCGGGGTGTCGTGACCTGCTTCAGACGCTTCAGCTGATCTGCTGTCATCGCCATCCTCGACCACCTCGCTTTCGACATCTACTATTTGATCGGTAAGTGCGCCTGTCTGCTTCAAGACGGCTAGAATTTCCATCATTCGAGTTTTCTCTTCATCCTTAGTCTGTATAGAAGGTTGGTTGCTGGAGAGATGCTGGTTTATGTTAATGGTAGTACCATGAGTGCCAGACTCCGCGCCTTCAGGTTTGTCCTTAGGTAACCCAAGACTCAAGCGTTTCAGTTCGACACTTAATTTTAGCCAGTCGAGAGCACTCTTTGGAGTCAGCTCACCATGGTGCTTATCGAGGAAATTCATACACTTCTCGAATATCCTGTCCGCTGCTTTGGCGTGGGTATTCTCCATCTGCTTTATTTCGTAGTCGCGGATGGCTTGCCGCTCTCGTTCTTTGTACAAATCGTAGGCACGTGCACGCAGCGTCCAGTGCCACAGCTTAGCAATTGCCTCTACGGCTTTGGTAGAAGTACCAGCTCGTTGGGCGATAGTTGCTATTGACCTCACGCCGTTAGCCGCTACCATGTTGCGGTAAGTTTTGAACAGCCTGTAGTCGTCCAAAGGCTCGTTGTCGAGCCGCTCCCAGAAAGGAGTACCATCGACAGTAGGGAAGCCTTCCATGTAGCTGAGAGGCACGATGGCGAGGGAGGGATCGTCGGAGCTCGACAGTTTCACCAGCTCGATCGAGTCGATGTAGCCCAGCGGAAGGCCACTGTCTCGAGTCGGGATGTCAGCCTGAAGCATAGTCACGCGCTTGGCAAGTTTAGACATACTCTGTATTTCCGATGGCTTCCATTCAACTATGCTGTCCATACGTTTGGCCCCCCTTCAGTAATCCTCCCTATTCTTATTTTACAATTTTCTATACTTGGAGGTCAACGAGTCTTTTCGGTACAAATCGGTACGGCGTGCTAGAAATGGACTGATGGTTGTCGACAACGCGATATTTTCTGGCGTCCTAGTTTTGGACGCTGTGAATTTTGCCACCGGTTTATTTTTCCCGGTGTGCTAAGGGCGCGACGTCACACATGTACTGTTTAACACACCAACGCGTTAGCTTTTTAAAATACTAACAAGCTAAACGTTTAATAGATTGAACTGTTGGTGAATAACCTACTAAAGGTTAGTTGGTTAAAGAAAGAAGTAGTTCTATTTTCTAGAACTACTTCTTTCTAATAACTTTACTTCTGTTCTTTACTTTCTTTACTTTCTCTATATTTCTTAACTACACTAAATACGAAACTGTAATTACTATTTAGTTGTTTAGCTATTTGACCGACTTTCATTCCGTCGTCGTACATTTTTCTTATTACGTCACTTTTGGTTTCTTTCTTCTCTCTTCTCATCTCAATACCTTGTTTGTTACAATACCGTTGAATAACACCATACACGTAACTATAATGACAATTCATTTTCTTACTGATCTGACTAACGCTCATTCCATCATCATACATCTTTCTCATAACTTCACTCTTGTTACTCATGTAACATACCTCCTCGATTTGTATTACAATCTCATTTTACTATAACTTATACTACAGATCAACAGTTATTTGTAAATTTAGCTATTCGATTTACTTATCGACAGTAATTTTCGGTCCCTTCCAACTATAAGAATTCGAATCCGTTGGTTGTTTAGAGTTCTAACGTTTAGACAGCTAAACTGGGCGGTGAATTTTCAGAATATTCTGATAACTTTCGTCAGTTAGTTGGGGAAACTGCTAGCCAGTTAGCTGCTTAGCAGTTTAGCTAGTTAACTGATTAGTAAGTTAGTAGGTTAGTAGGTTAATAGGTTAATAGGTTAGTAGGTTAATAGGTTAGTAGGTTAATAGGTTAGTAGGTTAATTGGTCAATGTGGTATTCTATGGTCCCTATAAAACGAACTGTACATATCAATAAAACGAACTGTACATATCAATAAAACGAACTGACGGTACCTCTAACACCTTGGGAGTTGTTTCGTAAATTTTTGAATTTGCAGTTGTCTCCCAACAGTAAAATATAGTATGGTTATAATATAAACAATAAACAAACGACTTAATACCAATAACTACCTTCCCAAGGAGGTGATATTCTTTCGTACTTAACAACCTTTTCAAACCAATCCAAACTAATTTTGTACTAAGGAGGTATTTTGGTTATGTCCGAAACTGTTAACAAGTCCCAAATGTTCAGGGAGATGTACGATCAGGGGATGGGTGTTGCGCAAATCGCAAAAGAAACAGGTTGTCACTACAGTTATGTATACGGTGTGATACAGCGGCTATGCAACAAGCGGGGAGAAGAAATACGTCGTGAGAAGAAGGGACCCACCAGGTCTGACCAAATACGTGAGATGTATGCCCAAGGAATGAAAGTTGGTCAGATTGCTAAGAAGCTGAATGCCAATTATTCGTTCGTGTTCAGCGTTTGTAAGAAGTACAAGGAACAGATGGAAGCAGCTAAGAAGAACCAGTAACACTAAGGGGAGGAGCTACAATGCTCCTCCCAAATAAACCAAGGAGGTATGATATTATGTTACTGTCAATACCTGTGAAGTGTAGAGATTGTGGAGAGACAGGGAGAGCTAAAGTGTCACATCTTCGTCCTATAGTACGGCCTTGCCCGTTCTGTGGCAGTACCAACACTAGAGTTTTAAGGAACATCCTCGGTACCTGTCCATTGTGCGGACGTGTTATTGCTAACATGAGAGACTTCAAGGACGACCTGAGCTATAAGGAGTTCAAGATTAGTGGGATGTGTCAAGAGTGCCAAGATAGCGTGTTTGGTACTAGCAGTTTGGAAGAAGAGAGCAAACGAAAGATCCCTGAGTGGATTGATCCTCACGATGCATTGATAGAACTTCCCAAGAAGTAATATGGGTGGCGAAAGCCACCCTTCCTTTATCAACACACTTGGGCTCCCAAGCCGACGACGAATTTCAGTCGTCGGTTGGGCGCCCAGGAACTCGTTCCACTTCCAAACAAGCCGCCGAGTTGGGCGCCCAGG